AGTCGCCGTTGTATTCCACGTCGATGTGGGAACGAGTCGCGCTATCAAGCGGTATGCGTTTCATGGAGAATGCCTGAGACTTCACAACTCGCCGCTCTTCTTCCACGTCCTTGCTCCACGTCGCCTGAATGCGGATGCACGCCTGCTGAATCTCTGTCGTTGTGGGATCTCGCTGCCTTAGTGGCTTTGCCCTGAGCTTCCTGTCGTGGCGTCTGGGCAACTCCCAGACCACGGCCAGGCGGATGACCTGATCTCGCGAAATCGTCCAACGCTCACAGAGTGCCCGCATGGGCATGTGAGTCATCCAATCAGCGTGGAAAGCGGCCACGCTTATGGTTGAGGTGATTCCACGCATGGCTCAGGCATCCAGGCCATCAGCATTCGCTGCGACGGGTTTAGGTACAGGTGCTGGCCCGTCGCTCGCGCAATGCTCTGATGGAACGGAACGTGTTCACAGTCTCTCACGCCGTCATACGTTCCTTTGAGGTAGGCGTCGGTGCGGTAAATCGCCATGCCACCAAATGCTGACGAGACGAGCACGGGCGGCGAGCCAACAGGCGGCAGCCATGTGTAGCCGAAGCCCCCGTAGCCGCTCTGGTACGTGTCGAAGTAGCACTCGGCCTGCCCAACGCCACGCAAGGCCCACAAGTCGTAATGGTGCCACTGCGGCCCGTGGCCGAAGTCGTACTGAAACAAACTGAAGCTCGCCATGCCGTAGGCACCGGGTAACTCAACGAGCCAGCCGAGCCCGTTCAGCACGCCGTTGGTGTTCCATCCGCCCCACGCATCCCAATCAATGACGCAAACGTAGTCCGCATCAGCGGAACACGACTTCACCCACCGCTGGCATGAGTCTCGGTATTCCGCCAAGGCGATCGTGCGACGGCCGGCGAACTCTGAAGTATGCTGCTCGCGCCCGAGAATCTGATAGTGGAACGTGGCCTGCGGCTTCTCGCGGCAGTAGTCGTGCAGCACTTCCAGCGTGGCGTCAGTGCAGTCGTTGCTCTCAATGTGCAGCGACCACGAGCCGCACAGATCCTGCAGCTGCTCAAGCAGGCCAAGGTTTTGGGCGAGCCTTACCGCACAGTTTCGGGCCAGCCCAACGAATGCCACCTTTGAGTTCCGCAGCCGGGGCACGCCTTCTTCGGCACGCTCTCGGTAGGCGTCTAAGAAGGGCTCATGCGGCTGCCAGAGACGGGCGGGAATAATCATGCCACCTCCACATAGCAACGCTTGCGGGCCATCGCCTTAATGGTCTCGCGGTCGAGCCCCGCGTAGTCCATCCACGCCACAGCTTTCATGCCCATCGTGCGGTAATCGTTCTCAGTCCAGTCGGGATTTCTTCCGTAACTTCGCTCGCGCACTGTGAGCCCAGCACCCTTGCATTGCACGTAGGTGGCACCGAACAGGCACGCAATGGTGCCATAGCCGACGCTATCCATGAGCGGGCCAAGCGAATCCCACTTCATCATCCACAGCCACTGCACCATATCTCGGCGTAGTGACGAGCCAATGCCGCTCTCAATCAAATTGGCAGGCCCACGCACTCGATAACGCACCTCTTGGGCGGACTTGTAGCCGTAGAACTCGCTCATGTGCCAGTGAATGAATCGGCCTTGATCGTCAAACGCGTCTGCGTCCGTGAACACCACAGGCGAATGAGCATTGCGGCGTACGGCTTCAACGGCAGACGGGTAAAGCCAGTCATCGGCAGCCAAGCCGATGACGTGATTGCTTTTTAGCGATAGCCACACATCACGCTGGGCTGCGTTGTGATCCTTCGATTTCTCAGGATGCCGCACGTACTGCACATGCGGATGGCTCTTCTGCCATTGCTGCACGACGCTGTAAGTGGCGTCAGTGCTGGCATCGTCCACCACGACAATCTCATCGGCGCCGCCAACGCACGCCGAGCCAAGAGCCCGACCAAGTGTGTTGGCCATGTTCCACGTAGGGATGACTACGGCCACAGTGCTCACGAGATTCGCACGGTAGTCCGTGCCTCCTGGCCATATGACTTTTCCACCACCAATCGCCCTACTAGCGAGTCATCGCCCATCACGTCCTGCAGCGCGTCGAGCACGGCCTTGGCCAAGTTGTCCACGTCGGGGCGCGGGAGCTTCGCGGCCGTGCTCTTCACGCCTGCTTTGTTCATGTGCGACTTTGGCCGCTCAAACACTGCGTCAATCACCACGTTCAGCACCTCGCCGGTTGTCGTGAGCCCGGCCGCTCGAGCAGCTGCTGCGATAGCCTCGCGGTACGCATGCACCGGGTGCTTCCCTGGCACGTAGGCACGGGCAAACCCGCCCGCAGTTGAGACTCGCGGCCTCGGCTGTGGGACGGGCTGCCCTGCGACGGTGAACGTGACGGCCAAGGCTCACCGATAGCGGATGACTGCGAACCAGCGACGGGCGACGGGCGAGTAGGCAACGCCTTCCTCGACGATGACACGCTTCCCGAAGAAGCAGCAGTTACGCCGGGCCTGCTCAGGCGTTGAGCCGGTGCCAATGCCCTCGTACTGGCCGCAGCTGCTGTGAACCAGCGAGCCACGACGAGCGATCACGACGGCGTGGTCCTGGGCACTGATGACAGAGCCACGACGAGCCACCACTGTGGTGTCAGCGTTGGCAAACGAAGCGAACGCCAGGGCGGCGAGAAGCAAAACGAAACGCATAGCAGTCCTCCTGTGACTGGGAACAAATCCACAGCCAGCAGGATTGCAAACGTGTCAAGGAATCAGGGCCGCCCTACTCGTAAGCAAAAGTGTTCGCTTTTCGTCGCTTTTGGGATACGTTCTGGCGTCATGTCGCGGGGCGTGACACGACTGCGAGATATGCAGCAGATAATCCGCGTTAGCGCGACAAGCTTGCGGCTAGCGGCTGCACGGCGCTGATGGCTTGGAGATATACGGCCAGCGGTGGCGGATACACGGGTCCGCATACTTACTGGTTCTGCCTATGTCAGCCGACAAGCCTCTGGATGGTTGAATGAACCCAAGGGCCGCCTTTTTTCGTTCGAATGCCTCGGCGATTCATCTCGGCCGCGATTTCGCGAAGGGTCATGCCCTGTGTTCGCAGCCCCCGAATAACACCCCATGACTCCTGCTCGCCGGCGTTGGGAATCAGCGTCACGCCATCGCTGGCGAGGTCAAACCCAAATGGCACCTGCCCGGTTCGCTCGCCGTTCGACCGCTTGCGAGCAAGAGCCTGTCGCGTGAGGGCGTTCGTGGTCATCGCCCTTCCGTGCGCCTTGCCGTGGCAATCCTCGCACAGCCGCACCGTCTTCGTTCCGCCTCGTGATCTCGGAACAACGTGATGCTCAACGTCGGCAAGACCGCCGCACTCAAAGCAGGCAGAACCAGCGGATGCAGCGGACAGCGTTGCATCGTCTTTCGGCATGGTGAGTCCTTTCATCGCTGCCGCTGATCCTGTGCGTTCTGTCACGCCACACCTCTTGGCTGGCAGATCCCGTGACGCCACTTGCTAACCTTGCTTTGCGTGTTGCATGGCTCTTCTCGCCGTCTGCTGTCGTAGTGCTTTTCCCTGACCACCCTAGCCCGCTCCTCAACCCACGGCGACAACGCCAGCCCGCCTAGCGATGCGGCATCGTCCTCGGGCGTCGGCGCTTCGGGCTCGTCAGCTGGGTGCAGCGTCCTGCGTGGCAGTTTGTACCGCTGTGCCCACTTCGTAACGGTGGAATAAGCCACGCCAAACCGCTTGGCAATCTCTGACGAGGTAACGCCTTCCGCCCACAGTTGGTGGAGCAGCACGAGATCAGCCCGCGAGTGGTTGCGTGATGCTTCGCTGGCTTTCATGCGTCCTCCGCAAGCGGCATGATCACGCCCGTGTACGGGCCGCAGCGGAGCAGCACGCGGCTCTGGGCGTCCTTCACGTACACGTCAACGTGCGGCTCTTCGTCGGCTGGCAGGTTCGCCAAGAACTGGGCCAGGTACTTCGGGTCCAGCTTCGTGCTTGCCGTTGAGCCAGCCGCGATCGTCGGGCAGATCACCTTGCTTTCGCCGTACTCGCTTGAGCGGCCCACGAGCACCAGCGTGTTGGCAGTCCACGTCAGCGAGACGCCCTTGCTCTGCTCGCTGGTGACGATGGCCGCAGACTGCACCGCCTGGAGCAGCTCCACCACGTCGATCACGGTGGGCTCGCCTTCCGCCTCGCCAACCACGTCACGCCACCGTGGATAGCGGCCGTCCACGAGCCGGCCCGTAATCGTGCAGCCGTCCAGCGAGAAGCGAACCTCTTTGCCGTTGGACTCCACCTGCACGCTGCCGTCACCCGTGGCCATGCTTGCCACCGTCGCCAGCAACCTAGCCGGAACGATGGTCTGCGAGGCGTCCACGGCATCGTCGCTCTCTGTCTCGACGCACGCCAGGCGCCGGCCATCCGTTCCAACCCAGTGCTGCCGCGAACCGTCTGCGGTTGATTCCACGTCCAGCATGACGCCGCCCAGTGCGTAGCGGCTGCTCTCTGTGTCAGTGGCATACGTCGTGGCCTTTGCGGACCGGCAGAACTGATCCGCCGGCAGACGGCAGATTGCCTTCAGATCGCCAGCGTCCCACGTCGGGAACTCTGCAGCGTCCTCAGTTGGCAGCGTCCACGAGCCGGCACCGCACTTCACCGTGACGCTTGACTCCTTCGGAATCAGAAACACCTCGTCGCCGGTCGCGGCCCGCAGGATAGCGTTAAGCCGATGAGCCGGCAGCAGCATGGCGTCGCCGTGGTAGTCAATCTCGCGGTCGATACGCACCTCGAGATCCGTGCCCGTCAGCAGCCCGTCACCTAGCCGGACGTTGGCCAGGATGGGCTTCGCGTGCCTTGCCGGCACAGCCCTGAGCACGTCGGCAAGAGCCGCCCGTAGCGTTGAGGTTGCCAGCGTGATTCCAGTCGTCTTCCGTTCCTTCGTTGCAGTTGCCATGAGTCGATTCCTTTCGTGGCTTTAATGCGACACCAACCAGAATCCCGAGAGCGAAAGTGCCCGCGAGAAGAAGTTCACCAACAGAGATCCAGACAAAATCTGTGAGCGTCATAGCCCCTCCTCGTCTTCAAGCAGCGGCCACGTCTTCGGCTGCTCGCGTGCTTCGATGTGCTCGAAGTAGCACGCCTGCCTGACGAGTCTGGCCCGCAGTTCGTCGTTCTCTGCCTTGAGCGTCTTGATGGACGCAATGGCAATCCCGATGGTGCGAGCGTTGGCAACGAGCGAGTCGTGCATGCTCCAGTTGTCAGCGTCTTCACTCGCGTGGATGCAGCCACCCTGCAGACGAAGCAGACGCTTGATAAGTCTTTCGGTGGTCATGTTCGCACCCTTATTCCTCGTGACTTGCCCGGTTCGCGTGTAATCCAGCCCTTACGCTCCAGCTGCTCGAGCATGCCGGTGACAGCGTGCGGGCTCTTGTAGGCGAGCCCGGCCGCGATCTCTCGCACGCTCGGCCCCCACATGCCGGCGGTGCTGGCAATGAACTCGTACGCCCGCTGCTGGCTAGGCGTGAGCGGCAGACGCTCGATGGTGGTGGTGTTCTCTGGGGTCATGTCTCGTCCTTGAGTGATAAGTCGGGTGTCAACGCTGCCAGTTCCTTGGGCCGCCGGTACGGGGCCGGGCGGTACTCGTCCTTCCACGCCTTTGGCGGCGGCTTCGCGTCGGGGCGTACGCCTGGAGTGCGGTTTGTCCCGCCCTTGTCCTGCGAGCGGGTGAGCCACGACACCACGAAACGCCGCCAGTTGGACTTGTGAGCCTTGGACGGGTTGGCCTTGAGCCAAGACGTGGCCCGCAGCAGTTCGCCCGCCACGTCGCACGCTGGGTACGCTGCGGCCCATTCGGTGCGGTCTGCGTCCGTGATGCCCTGCCACCCTGCGTCAGCAGTCCACCCGATGCCGCCTGCGGGCCGCGAGCGTTTCCGCCGCTTCGGCGGTTCGCTCGTGGCTACCTGCGAAGCATGTAATTCTTCTTCTCTTATTCTTCTCTTCTCTTCTTCTAGTGGCGCAAGTGTTGCGCTGTCAGCGCAACGGATGCGTTTCATGCGGTTTTTCCCGAGCGCCCGCACCTTGGCTGGCTGCCCGTTGTGCCTGTCGAAGTTGGCAAAACGGATTCCAGTCCCATCCGCCTCGAGCCAACCGGCGGCGATCATGGCGGCCCCGAAGCCGGGAACCCCAACAAGCTCGTCCACCCAGTCAACGTCGAGCCCTACCGCCGAGCCGTCTGCGGTGTGAACGTCGGCCCAGCCCCAAAGGCGGTGCAGCTTGCCCACCACCGAGTCGGCGTCCAGGCCAGTGGCCCGGCGGATCCGCACCACAGCTGGGTCGGACGCCAGGTCGATACGCATTTTGATCCATTCACCGGCCATGGGTTTGCCCTTCCGACGAGAACCGATGAGCGAACGCCTTGCGAATCTCTGCCTGCCACTGATGAAATTCTTGCCAGCAACTGGTTTTGCGAATGAACTCCAGCGTGTAGCGAGGCTTGTAGTGATGCCCGCCGAGGTACTGATAAACGTCAAAGCATCCTGTCTCGGCGTCACCAACGACGATGTAGACGCTGATGCCACGAAACAGCAGCGCGTTGTATGCAATAACCTCTGTGAATGTGACCTCGTCACATGCCGTCTTGTAGTCCAGGCCGGCGACAATGTCGGGCTGGGGCGACTTCATCACCCAGATGAAGTCCAAGTCACAACCCCAATGCTCCTTGCACATTTGCTTGTGCATGAACTTGAACACGTCGCGTGTGGGTGAGCCCTTCAGGCTTTGCTTGCCATCGGCCACCGTGAACTCAAGCGTCATGACGCCTCCAAGATTTCTGCACCAACGGCGATGCGTTCAAGATCGTGTGCTGCCTTGCAAAACCCGCCTGATCCTGCAAAAGGGTCTACGACTAACTCGCCCTTCTTCGTGAAAGCCTTAATCAGCATGGCTGCCTCAGCCTCATGCTGCTGCCAGTTGTGTTCGCTCTTCTGCTTTCCTGCGCCGTCAATCAGGTCGCTAAACGAACGCTGGAATCCAACGCCGCCCCGCTTCATAAACATCACCAGAGGCTTCCACTTGTTGACCACCTTGCGAACTGGGTGGCCAAGCGGAGTCAGGTTGCCGCTACCCTTGTGAACGACAGCACCGCACCACCAGAAATCGAGATGCTTACCCAGCAGCTCGAGCACCTGCGGCAGATACATTTGGCCGCTGTATGCAACCAGCAAACCGTCGTCGGCCAACGCTCCGGCAGCCCACTTGCTAAGGTCTTCCCAGAGCGGAAGAAACTCCTTCGGGTATGGCGGATCTGTCAGCACAAGGGACACGTTGCTAACGTCAGCGAGCACCTGGCGAAAGTCGCCACGACGTACGTCAAACTTGCTGGTTTTTAGATGTGCTGTTTTGCGGGCTTTGTCATCGTCGCGGCTGTGGATCTCGTCTGCCTTTTTTCCAATGTTGCTGACGGTCTTCTGGCACACACCGAAGTCGGCTGCAATTTGCTGCTGCGTCTCGCCAGCCTCAAGGCGGGCAACGACTTCTTCCTTAGCAGCAGTGTTAAGTTTGACGCGAGCGTCCGGCGTGGGGACTTTAGTAGTATTTCCATCGCTGGAATCGTTACTAAACCACGATGAGACCGTCTGAACAGCAACTCCAAGCAAAGCCGCCACACGCTTTAGCGTCCACGCCTTCGGGTCGGACTCTCTCAGCTTCTTTGCAATGGCTCGCTGAGTCTTAGCAACATCCCTCGCCTGATCTGGCGACAAGTTGCGCCGGGCCAGGTTTGCCCTTATCGTGTACGCCTGCTTCTCCTCGTCGCTTAGCCCTTCGACGGTCCTCGTCGGCGCGTTGGTGTCGATGGCGTAGCGATGGTGCCCGTCAAGGATGTTGCCATCCTCGTCGATCACCACCGGGTGCAGCACCCCATTGGCCTTGATGTCCGCAGCAAGAGCCTCTCGCTCGGATGTCTTGAGCGGCGGCAGAAGGTTTTCATATGGGGTCTTAAGTTTCTTGGTCGCTGTCGCTGGCATACATGCCTCCTTGCTTCGTGTCGTTCACTAGTGGCCACCGTGCCACACTCGTCAAGCGACGGCCTCTTGTGTGTCAAAGAGAGTTTTGCTATTCGCTTGGTGCGTTCGCTCAGCCTTGGCCAGATTCTTCAACGCCTGGGCGTGGTACTCGGGCTTGAGCTCGCATCCGTAGAACCTGCGGCCACGCTGAAGTGCCACGTATCCCTCACTGCCAATGCCAGTGAAAGGCGAAAAGACAACCTCACCGGGGTTGCTGTACAGCCTCACCAGCCTGTCAATCACGTCCAGCTGCAGCGGGCAGATGTGCTTCGTATCCTCTTCGCTGCGGGCCTCTTTTACGTTCAGCGTGTTCGTCTCGCGGATGTCACTCCAGCAGCATTCGGCCCAGTCAATCCACTCGTTCCTCGACACGTCGCCTTCAGAGTCGATGGCTAGTGCGTTGTCGCCAGGTGCCCGGAACTTGATGAGGTAGTCGGGCAGGCATCCACGCTGCTTGGCCCTGTCACTCTCAAGGCCGGCAAACTGAAGCTCACGGCTTCGCGTGCGAATCGCTTGGGCCTGCGGATTCTTTCTCACCACCCAGTCATATTCGTAGACGAGCCCGGCACGCTCACCGAGACGGATGTTGAGCCCTCGATAGTCGTGCAGCCCTACTTCGCCGGAACGCTTAAGCCTTGGGATCTGCATGACGTGAACGACAACGGCCCGGCCAGGCTTCAGCACGCGAGCAAGCCCGCGAAAGAAGTAGGACAAGTGGATCTTGGCTTCGCCTTTCATGTTCTCGCTGTTGCCGATGTCCTCAGCCTTTGACGTGTAGGAAAACAGACTCGGGAACGGTGGCGAAAAAACCGAGAAATCAACCGAATGCGGCGGCATGTCCTCGAGCATGTGCGGAATGCAGTCGCCGTGGTGAATGGCGTACGGTGAATGGTCAGGCAGTAGCGTCACGGAACATCGCCTCCTGCTCGCGGGTGTCGGCCTCGACGCGACGTGCCTTACGCAGCACGTTCTCAACCATCGGGCGTTCGATGTCAGTCACGGGGACGTGGACGTTGAGCGGACGCCACGAGCCGACGCGGTTGCTCCTTTTCACGGCCTGGTAATACTCCTCGTAGGAGTCCTGCAAGCCGCTGAATACCTGTCGCGTGCAGATTTGCAGATTGAGTCCAAAGCCCAGAATCTTCGGCTTGGTGATGAGAACCTTGATGCTGCCAGCCTTGAACTCGTCAACGAGCCGCTGGCGTTCTTCCTGCGGCGTCTTGCCGTCGATGCTCGCGGCCCCGGGAATCATCCTGGCCAGCATGTCCTGCTCGTCGTTGTATCGGCACCAGATAATGGTGCTTTCGGTTGGCCACTCTCGCACCATGTCCACGATGTACTGCGGCTTAATGCTGCTTTCGCACTTTGCCATCCGCGAGAGCTTGGCCCTGGTGGTGATGCCGCCTAGCTCAGTGACGAACAGCTGGCCCGTCGTTGCACGTACGGCCTTCTCCTGCTCCGCAGATAGCCGCACGTCATCAATGTGAACGTGAATGGGCGGGATGTTGTGGACGTTATCTTTCCAGCCGTAGGTGCTGGGATCTGTCAGGAAGATGCACCAGTGCGAAAGAGCACGGTAGAAGGGCCGTAGTGCGTGCGGCTTCAGTTCCCAACGCTCCATCGTCTGGCCACGATTGATGAAGAACTTGGCCAGAAATGAGTTGACGTTTGGGAAGGCGTCCAGAAATACGGCGTGGTTCGCATACTCGATGCGATCATTCGGTGCCGGCGTTCCAGTCAAGGCCAGCTTCCACTCAACGCCTGCACCAATTCGCAGGCACACTTGGCCCCATTTCCCATAGTGGCTTTTGAGCATGGACGATTCATCAAGAATCAGTCCCGCTAGGTCGCCATCTGGCGTATCGTCTCGCAGTGCGTCGTAGTTCGTGATGCCGAGCCGGCCGCCTGGCTTCTTCATCCACTTGGCCAGATCCTTGGCTGCCACCTGCTCGATGGGCAGCGTGTCGCCGTAGAACTTCTCGGCCTCTGCCACCGTCTGCTTAACCACCATGAGCGGCGACACAATCAGCACTGGCTTGTCGGGCACCGTCTCGCGGACGTGCCGGGCAAACTCAAGCAGCATCAGCGTCTTTCCGAGCCCGCAGTCAGCGAAGATGGCGTAACGCTTCTTCTCAACCGCCAGCCGCACAATGTCCCGCTGGTAATCAAACAGCCCAGGCCGTGGCTCGTATGACGCAATGGCTGGCTCGTCGGCAGCTACGCCGATGTCGCCTGCGTACTCGTCTGGGAACCACGCCATACGGCCGCTGATCTCGTAACGCGGCAGCGACTTGATACGCAGAAACCTGCGGTATGAGTCGATTGTGTCATCAAGATAAACCTGCATCGTCCACGCATCCTTTCGTGTGTATTTGCCGGGTTACGCCCGGCGCGACCGACTCACCGCCGGATCAACGGCGTCGGCTGCGGTGGTTACTCGCCACCTACCGCTAGGCGGCCAATGCGGCTGTGTTCGTCAGCCTGCGTCGCCAATGGCGTGGCGTTAGTCTCCTGTCCAGTTCGTGCCCGGTCGTGGCCCTGCGTCGCCAAGCGTTTGGGGCTCCATGCCCCAACGCTCATGCCACGCATGACGCACAGCCAACTCGTCTGCGTATGGCCTAGCCAGGGCCATTGATTCCATCGAGACGGCGTTGGCAATCTTCATGGCATCGTGCTTGTTGCCAGCCGTCCGGATTGCCGTGATGGCCTCGTCAAGCGTCATGCCGTCACCTCGTGCTCGGCGGCTTCGTGCTCAAACGCCACGCCATCGTCAGAGTCGCCAAGCATCTCGGCCCGGTGCAGCATCAGCTGCACGAGCTCGTCGTGCTCGGCTTTCGTGAACTTGCCTTCGGTGAGCCGCTGAGCCACCAGCGTTCGCAGACGGTTCAGCGCGGTGATGCTGTCGGCCTTGCTCACCGCCAGGCGGGCGTTGCCAAGTGCATCGCTCGCAGCAGCCGGCTGATCCGCCTTGAGTTTCACCACAGTGGCCTTGGGCTCGTCGGTGAACTTTGGCCGCACCACAACGGGCTCTGGCTGCGTCGGGTAGTCCTGGGCCTCCTCAGCCGTCACAAGCCCACGCAGCACGTCAGGGAAGGCGTCACGCAGGGCGAAGCCCCTGGCCCGCAGCTGCAGCATCCGCTTGGGGTACTGCGTCCATGGGCCAGACTTTCCCCACAGCCCGGCCCGCTTGGCGTCGGCCACGCTAAACCGGCCAACCACGTTGGCGTCCTTGCCCTTGCGGCTGGTCTGGCACACGGCCGTCATGCTGTCGCCGTCGCCCTCCATCATCTCGTGGATGCCGTCGCAGACGGGGCTGGCAAGGCACAACGCTAGGGCAGCATCGCCCCAGATCGCAGGCCGCCCGTTGATACAGGCGATGTTCTGCAGGCTCTGCATTGGGCTCAGGCCGATCTCGCTGCCGTGCTGAATCGCCAGCAGGCAGGACTCGGGCTTGCCGCGAAAATCCTTGGGGGCAAACTCCGACTTGGCCACCATGGTGGCGAAGCGGAATGCGTCATCGAATGAAGCGAGGGCCAGCCCCCTCGTTGGCGTCGTGTTGGTGCTGATCTCTGTGGTCATCTCGCGTCCTTTGCTGTTGAAAATGCCCGCTCCGCGTCCTGCTCGGCGGGTGTTTGTTGCGTCCTTGCTGCTGGGGCTCCGCCCCACTCCTTCCGGCAACTAGCTCCGCTTGCCGCCGGTCCTTTCTGCGTTCAGTGCGTCACGTCCTTGGCCGAAACGGCCAGCCATCCGCCGTCAATCTCGATGCTGAGTCGGTCGCCATCGACGTTCCAGATGCGTCCCTGCCAACGCTTGCCGGCTGAGCATCCGCTTACGAAGTCGCCAATGGCGTAGGTGACCTTCGGTGCTGGGCTCGGCGTCTGCTCGTGCAGGCCGGCGACTGCGGCGAGGTACTCGTTTTCGTGGGGGCTTGATTCATTCGTGATCATGTTGGGGCTCTCCTTCGTTTGGGTTGGCGAACTATACGCCTGTTCACTAGCGTGTCAAATCGGAATTATGTGCGTGGCGCTCGGGGGAAACAGTGGTTTGAGGAGTCAAACTTTCGTACAGTGTTTACTAGCCCCGCCGCTAAAACTGTGGCGTAAGGTAGCGACGGCGTTAGAACGTGTCAACGGGTAAGAATGCCGGCCACGCTGGCCAGCAGTTCCAGCAGGTCGTGTACTGCTCGAGCAGCGGGCGAGTCGGTGCCTAGTTCTTGGCCCAGGCGGACTAGCACAAGCGAGTGCAGTGCGGCATTCCAGCGGCGAGTCATGGTGGCCCTCCTTGGCCAGAGAATCCTGTGTGCGATTGCCACCCGTTTTGCAGCTTGCGGCAGGCCGGGTGGCCCCACCCTTAGATAGTCAGTTGGCCTTGCGGAGTTCTTCGTAGAGCGAGTCAATCATCGATTCGCAAGAACCATCGCCGCAGACGTAGTTGATCGCCTGGCGGACGGTCATGCGGTGAACAGTCATTGCCTCAATAATCCGGCGGCTGATTTCTTGGCTTTTGGTGATCTTGGTCATGGCTTGGTTTCCTTGTTTGCTGGCCGGCGAGTCTCACTTGCTCGCCACGCCCCTATTCTAGCGTCGGCGTTAGAACGTGCAAGGGGTGAGAAAAGATTTTTTCTGCCCCGGTTTTCCAGGGAAAAAGTGGGGCGGGAAGGCTAGTTGGCCTTAAACCCGCCACGCTTGCGGCCAGTAGTCCGCTTGGCCTTGGCCCGCTTGCGAATCTCGGCCTCGTCAAAGACTCGGGCCGTTGGTGCGGCTAGCCACGACTGAATGCCGCCATCGGCCACGTCGAGCAGGGCCAGCTGGCGGATGCGTCCCATGCTCACGCCGAGGATCTTCGCCGCCTCAGCGGTGCCAATCAGCTTCCGTCCTTCTGGTAGTGCCACGACCATGCTCCAAATCTAACGCCGCCGCTAGGCAAGTCAAACTGTCCACCAGCCCAAACTGTCCAACCATGGCAACCGGCGCGAGCGGTGGAATCCGCAAGGCCGGCTGCCCATAGTTGAGTGCTGTACGAAAGTATGAGTGGAGGCGAGTCCGCTCGTGATTTTGTACAGCGTGCAGACGTGAACTTCTGTACACTACTCAAAAAGGAGAGCGGAAATGGAACCGATGACGTTGGCTGAGTTGTTTGAGCGGTATGCGGACCTGCGGAATCTGAACCCAAAGACGATGGTGCTGTACTCGATGCTCTTGGATCGCCTGCGTGCGTTCCTAGGGCACGAGCCCACCGTTGCCGACCTAGATGACCTCGTGATCAGTCGCTACCTCAGAGCCCGTGCTACGCAGTCCTGGGGAGGCAAGGTTGTCAGACCGGCGAGCGTCCAGAAAGACAAAGTGATGTTGGCCGCTGTGTGGAATCTGGCTGCACGCAAACGCTGGGCGAAGGATTTCCCTGAGCTTCCACGCATCAAGGTGTCAAAGAGCATCCCGACAGGCCGGGCCTACACAGCCGAAGACGTGGCGCAGTTGATTCGGCAATCTCGTCACCGGCGCGGACGCACCGGCGGAAAGTTGTCTTGCTGGTGGTGGGCAACGCTCATCTACATGGCTTACTGCACCGGAGAACGGGCAACGGCTTTGCTGTCGCTCAAGTGGGGCGAACTAGACCTCGAGCGTCGGCGGGTGATCTTTCGCGGTGAAACTCGCAAAGGGCAGACGCACGACATAGAGCGAGACTTCACAGAGCAGCTGGCGGCCATGATGCTGCCGCAACGGGGCCAGCCTGATGAACTGGTGTGGCACTGGGACCGAGCCAGGGGAAGCCTGTGGACTTCACTGAAACTGCTCTGCAGGCTCTCTGGCGTGCGTTACAGGGGCTTCCACGGGCTCAGGCGTACTCGGGCCTCATACGCAGCCCTGGCTGGCGGTACGGCCGCGGCTACGCAGGTGCTTGATCACAGCGATCCTAAGCTTCAAGAACGATATGTAGATCCCACGATCTGCCCTACAGAGCAGAGCAGCGTCGATTGCCTGCCGCCGCTGGATCTGAACGGGCCAAGCACGCCAGCGGCCTAGGCACAGGGCGAGCGACGGCAGGGAAAGGGAGTAAAACCTGCCGCCGCTCAAGCCCTGGCCTAGGTCAGTCGTAAGAAACCGGCGGCTCGTTTTCTTTCATTGCCGCAGCCACCGCGAGCAGTTGCCACTCGGCTTTGAGCCGTTGCACTTCTTGCAACAAGTGAATCACGTAGCCGGCCAGCGTGCCGCTTGTGCCTGTGTACGCACCCGAGAACTGACGGGCCCGCATCTCGCACTCAAGCAGATATGCGTCGGTGAGCGGCTCAGCCACGCTTGGCCTCCCGCAACTTAAGCAGGCAGATCAGCGACCAGTTGGCGGCGTCAATCAGTGCGTTCTCGTAGTCCACGGGCTGGCCGTTGGCGAACTTCTGCATTCGCACAACGCAGTCAGACAGGTCGCACAACGCTCGCCGCCAGGGCTCAACGCCACACTTGGCCGATGCGGTGACGTTCTCAAATGGGTCCGCCGCACCGCCATACGAGGCAGTCTTTTCGTAGTGCAGCTGCCGCAACTCCTCGAGCAGTTCCAGAAACGGCAGCGAACCGGGCCGCTGCTCGTGCGTGATGCCGTCGCCGGCCAGACGCTCAAGGGCTTCGTCTAGTTCGTCTTGCGTTAGGCCAGCCCGGTGCAGGTGGTGCTCGTGCAGCAGGTGCTCGATGTATGGCTCATCGACGTGTTGCGTTTCCTCGGTACTTGCGACAAAGCACCTAGGTTCTGTCGCCGCCTGCGACACGTCGTACCACTCCTCTAGCGGCTTGCCGGCGGTCTGGGCCTCGCGGCGAGCGGCCACTGCGGCGCGGAGTAAATCGTTTGCGTCGAGCATGTCGTTGGTCATGGGCATTCCTTTTTGAAAGAAAAACAGCAGCGTATTTCACTCGTCAAAGGATGAGTCATCGCGTGGCGAGTCGTGGAAAGACGCACGCAGTTCTGTGTGGTCCGTGTTCCACCGAAGCAGCATCCACCAACCACCAAGCGGCCTGCTGCTCATGCCCTTCTCAACAGCCCAGCCGTCGCTTAATGATTCCTGCTTGTAGGCCGCACTTCGCACGAGGTGGATAGGCCGCACCCGCACGAGCCCATTTGGCGAGAGCCGTTGCCGGCTGGCCTCAATCAGCGTCCGCTGGTGGACGTGCCCGGCGTGAACGCAGTCAGCGTCCACGTCTGTGAGGTAGCGGCTGTAGTCAATGACGCCGCGAGTCACCGGCCCACCTCCACCATAGCCATGGTGGTACCAAAGTCGGTACAGGGCCGTGCTTGTCTTCCCGGCCTTGGCCCGAAACATCACCCAGCCCGAGTAGCCCGCGGCCCTGCACTTGCTGCCACGCACTCGCAGCTGCTCGACGAGCCTCGTAGTCAAACACGTCTCCATCCGCTTCCGCACAGCCGTCTCGTGGTTGCCCGGCGTTATCAGGGCCATCTGCTCGCGGTACGGCTCGAGGTACTCGGCGCACTGGGTCACGATGTCGTCGTAGTAGTTGCCGCGTTGAAACTCTGGCCTAACGTCCCACTTGCCATTGGATCGCGGGTCGTACTTGCCGCCCATCGCATCGAAGTGGTCGCCAATGCTGAGCACTGCGGCGTTTAACTCGCGGGCTTTCGTGAGATCCGCCGTGAGTTTCTCTCGGTTGCACTTCACTGAGTCCCAATGCCAGTCACTCGAAAGCAGCACCCATAGACGCTGGTTAAAGTCAATGCGGGTGACGCTGCCCTCAAGGCTCGTGACGTTCCAGGCGTCGCTCGCGTTCTTGCGGCGGAATGTGCCAGCACTACGGCCCATCGCTCACCTCTCGGTATCCGAGGCTGTAGAGAACCTTGCTTATGTCTTTGCCGGCCTGCTCGACGTGTTCCTCGCTTGCGGTTGGAAAAAGCGCATGGAGGAGTTCGTGCGTCAAAATCGTGAGCTTGTGGCGGCCCCTGAGCCCGTTGTGAATCAAGATCCGTGGCCGCTTGGACTTCTGCGAAAACGTGTAGCCGTACGCCTGGCCCTTGAGATCAGTGAACCTGATCAGCCATCGCTCGTCGCCGTTGAGTGTGAATACGTGATCCTCGGGCATTCTGCATCCTTGCGTGCGACTATGGCAGCAACGTCAAGAAGGCAGCCCTGGAGTCAGCGGATCAATCAGGTTACCGAACTCGTCGCGCGACTCTATTCGGTTAAGAAAGGTTGCGAGTCTGGTTCCAAAAATAGATGAAAACCGCGCCTTGCTTACTCCGTCTGTTGTACCCGAGTTCAGCGGAACGAAACGCTGGCCGTTGTAGGTTTCTAATCCTCTTCCGGCGTCTATATTTGTGCCTGCCGTAAATACACGCCCATCGTCTGTAAGTATTGCATAGCCCTCCTCAAATGCTTGCGCGTTCACGATGTCGCTACGGGAGACTACTGTGAGTGGAGCACGAGCACTTAATCCAAGCTCAGGCTTTACGTAAATCGCTCTTCCCCAAAAACCGAATGATCCGTCAGATTTAAGTAGGACGCCGTGGTCGGTTCCAAGCGATACTGAAGTAAACCCAGTGGTAGACGATGGAGAAAACCACGACATTCCGTCGTAAAGATCAAACGCGCTGTTTAGGTACAACTTTCCGTCGCTAGAAATAGCCGCGCAGGCCTTGGTTCTTGCAGGCCCATAACTCGCGTCACAGTCTAGCCAAGTTTGAGAAAACAGAGCAGCTGTAGCAGACGCGCCGGATCCGCCGCCACCAGAAAACGTTAGAGTTGGTGCGCTTGTGTATCCCCATCCTGGGTTGGAAATCGAAATGCCTGTAACCGCACCGCCTGCTTGTGTGACTTGAAACACCGCTGTCGTTCCGTCTGGGTGCTGAGGTGCGCTAGCGGTGACTGAGGGAGCTGCCGTGTAGCCGGACCCGCCGGCGACAAGATCAACACTATCCACAAATCCGTTGACGCGGTGTGGGCGAGTTGAAGTAAGTTCTTTGCCAAGATTAAATGTGCCCCAGACGTATAAGTGATCGTCCTCTCCAAGGGCAAGTATTTTAGTCCCGCCTGCGCGGATCTTTTTAAACGCCAGCGGTTGCGCCGGAGTGACTGTTCCGCTAGCGTCTTCGTAGGATGCAAAGTCTGCCTTGCGAAACCAGCTAAGTAGTCCGCCAGGATCATTGGGGAACTGGCCCTCAACTGTAAACCCTGACGTACAGGGATCGCCAGAAAACCAGATACTGCCGTTGGAGTCTAACGCCGCTAGGCAATGTTCATGAGATGTCACACTCTTGAATTGGACTTGCTCAAGGTCGCCGCCTTCGCCAAGAACGCGAGTCAACCGGCTGAGACGTGTTTTTGTTCTATTCCCCAGCGGTGAACCAGTTTGTAAGTAGGTTCCTTGTATCCTGTTGTCAATGATCTCTGGGCCAAGACCAAAGAGCTTGTAATTGTTTGCAAAGTCAAAGACTTCGTTACCCACCACGTACAGATGACCTTCTGATGTGCATAAAATGGCTATTAAGCGAGCACTACCTAAGGGACGGAGAGCTACAAGACTGCTAGCATCTATCACATTGTTAATCGGGGTTAGGGTTTGCCTAGATGGGAACTCTTCTGTGGATGGCCTAATGTTGAAGAGATCAGCATTGGTAAAAAACGTAATAACATCGCCTAATACATACGCATTCAACTGCGCTGTAGGGGAGTTGTGAAGGCGAGCAAAACAGAAATGCCATCCGGTGTTTGTCTGTGCTCCAACGTAAGACCACGCATACGGGTCGTTGTTCAGGTAGTCATGAAACTCGCTCATGACTGAGCACCGATAAGCCGCCACATACCGTTTTCTTTTAGGACGAGCACTCGCTGCAAAGATATGGCCGCCGTTGCAACAGTTGTCATTAGGGGAATCGGAGAAAGATGATTGACACAGAGTGCCGTTGCAAAAGGCGTTGTCGTTGGAAAAGCGAACTGAATGACTTTGGTATTGTTTGTGGTAGTTGCTCCAGTAAACCCAATAACTGACCAGTTCGTGGTAGCCGTGTGGTAGGCAAACTTGACACTTGATGCGGCCATCGCTTGAGGCGGCACCGCTCCAAAAGTTAATGCAGCCCCGCTACGGTCGCCCTGCTCAACCGTGCGAACAACCTTAGCGATACGCTCAGCCGCTGGCTTCGTGAAAGTGACTCGTTCTGTGCGTATTGATTTTCCGTCTGGCTTTTGTGCCATGGCTACCTCACCACCACGCTGCACACGCTTATGCCTGGCTGAACTGCCGTTGCAGCGATTGCTATATCAATCCGACCACTCACCAGCACAGCCGTGCTGGAGGTGACCGCAAGAGAGTATGCGGTTGCAGGAGTGTGGCCCGAGGTGTGGATGATGTATTGATACCGACGCACAGATCCACCTGCCTGCCACTCCACCGTCGAGCCGTCAAATGATGTTCCAAACGTAAGCGTGGCCGTTGCTGATCCTGCAGAAGTCTGCGTTGAGACGCTCGGGTTTGAAACGGCAACTGTGGCCGTCGATGGAGACAGCCGAAGTAGCGGAGTATTCGCCCTGTATGAGTTTGTGCCGTAGGTGGTTGAAGCTGAGAAAACCGGGTACGCACTCATGCTTAGCGTGGTTGTGTTCGCCGTGCATAGCGAAACAATGACGCTCACGTTGGTCGCAGAAGTGATCCGTACATCTTGAACTGTAGGCATGTCTAGAAAGGCGGATTGCCAAAGTACGAGGAGAAGTCTGTTTCTGGATACACACGCCTAGTCAGGATGTCTGGAGGCCCAGACGTGCCGCCCGTGTATTTCTGCGACCCGTCCGAGTTCAGAGGTTGCGGGCTTGCTGCTGCGATGTCGGTGCCTTCGTCAGACCGCACGTAGGTGCGAAACTTAGTGCTTCCGCTTCCAGTGACGTAATGCCAGCCAACGTGAGGCAGCAGCAGATCGTGACCGCTCTGGCGGTAGACGAGCTCCACGCTCACCTGCCAGTACCGTATCTCGATGCCGTTAACCACTTCGGCCGTTTGCTGGCCGCTGATGCCAGAGCAGAACCATGTATGCGACACACCGCCAAGAAAGCCTGCAGAGTTCACCGTATTAGTGACCGCAGCAGCGAGCGCTATCGGGAACTGGTTTCGGTTTCCGCTGATGGTGCAGCGAACTTCAGCCTCGTTGACAGTTAGCCCCTCAAAGTAATCTCCAGCAGCATTGACCAGCGGCTTTTTAGTTGCGCCGTCGTAGTAGATGAGCGCGGGAACCTGAGAGCCGCCAGTAGAGAACGACCAAACGTCAGAACGTGCCAGCGGGCTTGGATCCCATGAGGCAACGTCTTGATTCACGACGCCGTACGAGTACGAGATTTCGGCGTGGTGCCTATCCGTTTCTGTGACGGCCCCGCTTAGGCACAGCAGGTATAGATATTCTGGGTGCTGCGATCCGTGAAAGATTCCAACTGTATCAAGTATTTCTTGCGTCGCAGTTGGGCCATCAAGCGTGCAAACATACTTTCGCTCCGCTGTTGGGCTTTCCCCAAAACGGTGAGAGAAAGTTCGCGGGATAACCTCGCGGTATGAAATAACGGCCATTAGCCACCCAAGATTCCGACAGGTGCCGCACCGATAGCAATCAGGCCCTGCTTGATCTCCTCAAGTTTCTTCAGCTGATCTCGCCGCTGGGCAATCGCTGGATCTTCGCGGCCAAGGGCGAACACGGCAGAAATGCCTTCGCTGGTGCGGATGTCATTGACGTTGAGCGCCGAGGCAGCTGGACGCGAAAGCTCTCGTGAGATTTCCTTACGGATGTCGATGCCTTCCTTGGCAAGATTCCTGAGAGCGGTCTGGGCCTCGCCACCGTCAATCAGCTTCTTGTCGAATGCCTGGCGTACGGACTTGAACTGGTCTGCCAAAGTGGTCGCTGGCTTCAAGAGCTTCTCGTCTACGCCGAGCGCCTGCAGCTGGCGCTCGCGGTCCTGCGCCTTCGCCTCTTTCGCAGCCGCCTGCGATAACGCGAGACGCTGCCTAGCGTCTGCAAGCGACTTGGAATCGCCGGCACGCTTGGCGGCAGCCAGCGCCTCTTCAGCAGCACGCTGCTCAGTGACGATTGCCAGCAGATCCTTATTGAGTTGCAGCCTACTCTTCTCTGCGTCGCTCAGCCCGGCGTTGGCCAGTTCTGCGGTGCGCTGCCGTGCCTCTTCTGCTGCCTTTCTTGCGGCGTCTGCGGCAGCCTTTGCAGCTTCGGCGTCAGCTTTCCTGGCGTCAGTGATGTTGCGGACTTCTGTTGTCAGCGCCTGCGCGTCACGGCTGGCCAACTGTATTGCGTCACCAAATGCGAGCGAGTCTGTCGTGATGCCCTCGGCAAAGCCCTTGATTTCACGGAACCGCTCGAGCACTGCGGCTGGCACGCGATTCAGTCCGCCAAGCTCCTTGGCCAGAGCTTTCACAGCGGCGCTCGCTTCGTCGATGGCTTCCTGGGCAAGATCCTGCGCCGTGAACGTCGGCACCTTGAGCGCGTCCTTGGCCTTCTTGCCAAAGTCCTGCGTTTCCTTTGTCGCCGCAGCGATAGCAGCACGGTAGCCGGCAGCTGCTTTCGTTGGGCTGTCGATGGCTGTAGCAACTTCCTGGCCGGCTGTGTTGGTGGCCAGCGACCACTCAACCACCTGCCCTGCCAGCAAGCCCAAGACCGTTACAAGGATTCCGATGCCGGTTGACGCCAACAACCCGCGAATAGATGCCGCAAGCGTGCGCACGCCAACCGCAGCAACGCCAGCAGCCCCAGCAAACCTATACGCTGAAGCAGCGGCTGCAATGAATGTGCCGCTGAGGTTTGAGACGGCTGACGCAACAACCTGCCGGTTGATGAATGCCAAGTACCCGCCAATCAGCGGCAGGATGTTTCCGGCCAGCGGAGCCGCAGACGAGACAACGGTCGCAAAAGACCCAGCGAGCGATTGCACGCTAGACACGACAGAGCGAATAAGGGCAGTGAAATCAATCTGCCCAATAAATGTAGAAAGCTGCTGTCCGGCGGCCTGTATGGCAGGCAGCGATTCACGAAGCCCAGACACAAAAGCTTTGTACGCAGGCTGCAGCCCCTCGCCTATCGTGGCGCGGACGTTATCCCACTCAGCCGCAAGGATGCGCTGCTGATTCGCAAGGCCGTCTGATGTGCGTGCGAAGTCGCCCTGTGCTGTGCCCGTTTGCTTAAGAATCGCAAAGTACGCGGCCTGCGCCTTAACGGCCGGAGTTAGATCCTCACCCACCTGCGCAAGACTGCTGGCGTAGGCCACCTGCTTGAGTTGGGCGTCATTAAGAAGAACGCCGTACCGGCGAATCGGCTCGGCTTCGCCACGAAGTGCAGCCCCGATAGCAAGCGTGGCGTCTTCAATCGTGGTGTTGTTGAACGACGCCAAGTCTGCTGCAAGCTTGACGAGATCAACGGAGAAGTCTGCTGCTTGCCGCTGGCTTAGTCCGATTGCGGTAAACAGGTTTCCGAATGATGCCGTCGCCTGCAGCGCCGCCCGAGACGAGAGGCCGATGCCAGACGCACTGTTGGCAAACTCTGCCACAGCCTTTGCTGACTCACCGAATACGACGTTTGCCTTTGACGCCTCTTCGCCAATAGACACGGACTCCGTGACAAAGCCTGACAGCAGCGTGTTGGCTTGGCTGATGGATGACGTAATCGCTTGGATGCCGCCAATAAAAGCTCGGCCGATCTCAATCGTTTTAAGCGTTGAAACGTCACGCTGTGTCTTCTTGGCGGCCAGGCCCAACTTCTCGAGTTCCACCACGCCGGCATTGATGCCGCTGGCCATCTGCACCGCAGATGCCGAGAGGTTGAATCCTAGAGAGATGGTTGCCATAGGTCACTTTCCGAGATCTGACGCCATGCGGCGTAGCGTCTCGGCTATCTGAGTTGGATGCTTTGGGGCCCTGTCTTCAATCGGAATGAACTTCTCTGGGTCCGGAGTCTGCTTGGAGTAGGGGGCAAGCACCGAAGTCACGAGCATGGCTGTCTGCCCCCACGTATCGTCCAGCGGCTGGAACCACCTGGCCCAAGCGATCCACTGCGAGAACTCGCGCGAGTCCATCGCGTCGATTTCGCGTAGCGTTTTCTTGAGGTGACCCGCCAGACGCAGCTTGAACTGCAGCGTAGGGCGGGCGTTTATTCCCCCGCTAGCTTCTTTATTTCCTCCTCGGTCAGTGCGTTGTGCTTCAGGGCCGCATGCCACAGGCGGTGCATCACGTCGCTGCTGCGACGCTTGATGGCTTCCTTGCCTTCCTCGCCTGGGTAGAGTAGGCCGCCCTTCTCGTCGCAGAGCGTGCGGCAGAGCAACTCAGACCGGAAGTCAACGATGGCACCATTGGAAGACTCAAGTGCCTTGATCTCGTAGGAGTCACGATCGCCGACAGACATAAGGCGAATGCATATCTTCCCGTCTCCACCAAGTTCTGGTGCTTCAACGGTGATGATCTTTGCGTCTGGGGCGTTGTCGATCTGATCTCGAGTCAGTGGCATTGCTCACCCGTCTAGTAGTTTGAACGTCACCGAATACCGGGTCACTCCGTTGAGTTCCGGCTGGGCAGTCCATCCCTCATAGACTGCATTCGATGTCAAGGAAACGCCCGCGCCGAAAACTACGAGCGACTTCCTCAAGCCCCATTCGCCCGTGCTGATGTTTGCGGTCCCGAGGCACTCCACGGAAACGCTGCCGGCATCGTCAGTCCACACAACGCTGCGGCCCTTAGAGGAGCCGCCTGCGTAAGACACCTGCAGGCCTGTGACCTCAGTGAACGCGACGCCGCCCCACGTTACAGACAGGCCGGTTGAGTGAGTCGCCACGGCTTCCTCCGCTGGCGATCAAGCAACCTGGAACGATGCCGAGCCCTTGATGGCGTCGTTGGTCGCCAGAGTCACGGTTGAGGACTTGCACGTGGCGGCAACGCCAGTGAGCGTGATGCCGCCAGCAATCGTGAGCGTTCCGGTGATGCCCTGTGCGATCGGTGATGCGCCTGCATTCGCAAGGTAGTCAATGGTGACTTCTTTGCCAGTGTCTCCAGCAGAGCCCTTGAGGGGGCGCGAGAGCGTGGCGACAGTCGCGCCAGTCGTTTGACCCAGGTGGGAAACGTCAATGGAATCGGTGGCGTTGTTGTCGGCAATCGTATAGGTGATGTTCGTGACCGTGTAGTTCACGCTTGCGAAAGTGAACGTCGTGCCGGAACTGTCATGAGGCGTTGCGGGCATTTGTTACTCCTGCCACCAAACGTCGTATTGCTGGGTGATTTGATACGCCGGCGGTAAGTCGGAACCGGCCAGCGTTACCAAGTCGTCGGTTTCGTTTTCAAGCGACACCTGCGACACAGTGCAGCCTAGGACTTCGCCCCCGTATCCATCCAGAACCGAACGCATGGCGTCTGCGACCTGGCGGGCCTGTTCGTAGGTGGCTGCGTAAATGCTGTACTCCACCGTGACCTGCGGTATCCCGGCAGGACTTTGGAGCGTCTGCGTGCGTCTGATCGCCGTACGCCTCCACGTCACGAATGGCAGCGAAGCGGACACCGGGGCCAGCGTCGGGTATGTCCCAGTGCCGATGAGCAGGGCGACTTCTGGGCTGGCATCAAGCACACGCTTGAGGGCGGCTTCTGGCGACTTCAGCATCAGAGTCCTCCTGTGCCGCCGAACTTCCGCTGATATTCCGTGGCGGCACGAGTCAGCGCCTTCCGCATTTCCACGTCGAGAGTTGTCTGCATCTGGCTCTTTGACTTATTGAAAGCCTTCTGCAGCGGATGACGCGCAGGAGATCCCGCAACGGACCCGCGAGCAATGAAGTCCACTGGGTACAGCCCTCGGCCAGTAAATGGCCCGCGAGAGCGAAAAGACGAGAGTAAGCCGCCTGCGGATTGCTGCTTTGCCCTGACGGCTATGGTGCGAATGCGGCCACCGAGAATCACTTTCTTCTTGGCCACCTGCCTGCTCTTGCCTGGAGATCGCGGCCTGGTGCCGAACTCGACTAGGTGCGAGTGGTACGCACGATTTGGCCCCTTGAGCACAGATCCGCCAGTGAAAGCAGGCACTGCGCCTTTTTGGCTCGCCGTGTTGGTTGGGCGTCGAAACCCGACAACCACTACGCTCACCGGGATGTTGGCTTTGTTGTTCGTGTACTTGCGGTCTACTCTGGTGACGCTGGCGAGTAGGTTTCCGGTGACTTGGCCAATCGCCGAAACCTCATTCCGCAGAGCGTCCTGCCCAGGCTTTGCTGCCTTTCGCAACGCTTGGCTCTGGTACTTAAGGCTGATTTCCTTCGGCAGCTTTTTGAGCTCACGGACAATATCATCAAGAGTCTTGAGGCCATACAGTCCTTTGGCTGTCTTGCTCTTGCCGAGCGACAGCTGAATCAGCGACGGGCCTTCGGCAAATATGTTGCTCACGCCACCACCTCCTGGCAGATGGCTTCGTGCTCGCTGCGGTTGCCGTGCTCGAGCAGGCTCACAATCTCCAGCACTCGCCCGCGCCACAGGCCACGCATCTGCTGCGTCAGGCCAGTTAAGTGACGCATTCGCACCTTGTGCGTGATGGTCACGTCCATCTGGCCGGCAGCCAAAGCCTCGCGGGCCGTTACGCCTTCAACGCTGGCCCACACAGTTGAGAACGTAGCCCATGAAACGATTGTTTCGCCGAGGCTGTTTCTAGTCTCAGTGGCCTGCTGCCACGTCACTCGCTCGCGGAGTTTGCCGGCGTCAATCATGTGCCGTACATCGCAATGGTGTACGAGGATGTGCCTGCGTTTGCGCGCACTGTCGGTAGTTGCCCGGCGTCACCAAAATCACCATAGGAGCTTGAAACAATGCTTAACGAGTTTGCGTCCACGGTCACAGTCGGGTTATTCACAACCAAGGCAGCAGGCCCGGACTTAATCACGTAGCGCTCAATCTCAAAGAACGAAACTAAAGCGCCGCTCGCGTCCCTGTAGGCTGTCGGCGCGACTTGGATAGTCACGGCACTAGTGCCAACCGTGCCGCTCACGATAGCCACCTTGCCAGTGGTGTAGGCCCGAGAGTCCTGCAAGCTCGTTACCTTGAGCGATGCCGTGCCGTCCTTATCGTGGAACAGCACGTCCACGTTGATGCGTCCTTCAATGCTCATTGGTAGCTGCCCCATTTCTGTGACGAGAGAAGCGATTCCACAGCAAACTCAAGCGGCTTGCTGATGCTGCCCACGAGCACCGTGCTGCGGCTTTCGTACCAGTGGCCAACCAGCATCAGGCAGGCGTGGCGAATGGCGGCAGGCACGCTTGAGCCAGCGGCCCCGTAGCCGGCCCACCACGTCACGCTGATGGCGTTGTCATCCAT